ACCTCCTTCTCCATAGACCTCATATAATCAACAAATTCACGCCCAAACTTATCAAGCATCCACAATGTATAGGCGGCCTCTTTATTGCCGAACTTCATCCCATTGCCATTACAGGATTTGCATTGGGGCCAGATATTACGCGGGTCTAGCATCCAGAATGAACAGTTACCCTTAGCAATAAAATGACCACCGTCAAAGCCTTCGTTGAATCTGCCAACATGGCCGCAAGTTACGCAAGTACAATAGCCATCATCATTAGCTCTAGATATTCTTGCCAGTAGCTGAGCGGCTTCTAGAGCCTTAGCTTTAGGATTGGCCTTAACCTTTTTCTTTAGTGCTTGGTTGCGCTTCTTAATACCCAGCTCATCCGCCTTACGCTTGCGCTCTGCCTGCTTCTTAGCCTTAGCTAGACCGTGCCTAGCCATACAACCATCATCACAGAACCCGACGGTCTGCCACTTATCTGAGTCGGCCTTAGAAGGCAGTTCAGACTTGCATGACTTTAGCGTGCATTTACGAGCCATTACGCCCCCAAAACCATATCGCAACCATCACCACGACTGGCAGCAGTTAATCGAGTAACAACTTTATCGGCCAACTGAGTCATTGGCAGCTTAGGCATATTGAATTCATAATCAAGGCGCTTTGCCACGGCCTTGGCGTAACCTTCATTGGTAACATAGAAGCCACCAGGAACAGCCCAAGTCCCGTCATCCTTCTTTACTAGGGTAAATCCACCCTCTTCTACGTCATCTTTATTCTTAATTGTGCTTATGTATTCGTTTGTCATTTTAGTTCTCTTTAGTTGGCCAAGGCACATGCACGCCTAGCTTTGTAGTTAGATGCCTGTTCAGTACTTCATAAATATCTGAGTATTGGCTTGTCTCTGGCTTGGTTGTGCTTTTCAGACCCGTTACAGCCTCTTGCACCGGTTTCCATAGACCTTCTTTTACCGCTTCCATAGTCCACGGTATTTCTACCTCTGGCTTTAAAACCTTTTTCTGGTCAAGCCCTGCTTCGTTTAGCTTATCCGCTAATATCTGACAGAACTTATGCAGCGCTCTATTCTGAGTTAACGTCCTAGATCGCCCATAGCTTAACTTAGCCTTAATATACTTCTTTTCGTTAAACTGCATTCTTAATTGAACTATTGCAGCTTCTAAAGCCTGTTCGCTGTTGATCAATAGCTCCATTATCCTAACCCTCTTTCAGAATCTCATTCTGCCAAGGTGCTAAACTATCCCAGCAACCCAGCGTATTAAATAGCGCTTCCAACTCTTTCTCGCTAATCTCACGAGCTACCGGTAAGGCTAGCCAGCCTAGATTCGATAGCTGATCGCTAGGTATTAGTTTTGATAGCTCATCATGAAGCCCTGAAACCGTAGAACTAAGCTCATGTTTAAAATACTCGCTTGGCGCGTCAATAACTTCACTTTTAATATACGCCTGCTTAGTCTTTGTTCGACCCATAGCAGCTATATAAATCTGCCACTTATAGCGAATCTTACTAAGTGCTGCATCAATACTTGGCCCGCAAGCCTCAATGCGATTCTTTTCCACGTTAATTAACTCTAAACCATCACCACTGGCAACAAATCCAATACCTAAATCCCTAAGTGCTGCTTTGGCACTCTTAGCCTTTTGTACGTGCGCGACATACTGCTTGCGTTTTTTCTTTGCCATTGCTATTCCTCTTTGTTAAATGCTTATAGGTTGTAATGACTGGCCTTCCGACAGAAACCGGCTGGTGGTAGGATAGCCCACTAACCGGTACCAGCCATCACACCTATAAACAAAAGTCTTTCACGCTATCACAGCGGCAAGATTGGAGCTGTTCCACAGCCTGTCGAGATAACATCACCTCTCAGTTATGAAATCTATTTAGCTTTATCGCTAGGAGCTTCAATACCAATTAAAAAAGAATTCATGGCATTTACTATATTTTCAGGAAGCTCACTTATTCCTTCAATTTCAGATGCGCTCTGACCAGCCTTCCAAGCCAATCCACCCGCTATAATGGTTTTAACATCATCTTTTGATGGCAAGAATACGGAAAGCAGTGAAAGTACTATGAATGGCACCAGTAATATCTTTCTACTAATTAGCTTAATAAGCTTTCCCTTTAAAGCCTTATGCGAGTCTCTTTTTTCCGTACTACCATACTCAAAATCAGCACCCATTGCTGAGAAAAGGAATAGTAGCCCCAATCCTAGCGCGCCAAGAATATACATTAACCACAAAAAGCTCTCTGCATTTTGCAATGACGTATAAATATAGATATAAACAAATTCACTCATTTTCTAAATCCTCTTATTTCATTAATCAAACTAAACCCAAGGCCGACAGCGACAACAACACAAAAGCAACAGGTCTTTACCGTTAAATACTGCTACATCGTGTACTAAATCAATCATCGCTCTCTCCTTAGTTGGTGTGTATATACTATCGGCTTATTCCGACATAGTAAAGGGGTTATTCATTGTCAATTCTGGGTTTTGATAGATATTACCAATCAACCCACCTATATCACCTTCCGCAGCGCCCTCGTACAGATCAATGAACGGAAACTCGCAAACGTACTCGCCATATCCAGCCAGGTAGATAACATCCCCTTCGTAAAGGTCTACTCCATTAATGTCGGTAATTCCACTAAATAAACAAACCTCATTAGCATCAAACTCATCTACAGCTCCATCACTAGACCACATAATTACCTTATTTCCAGTATCATGCATCGATATAGAAAACGAATTACCAACATAGAAAAACTGCTTTAGATCATTATTCCACGCTCTTAGTTTAATCATCACACCACACCTTCGCTAATTAGTTGCTCATTAATCCAAACTTCACCCTTTACCGTAAACAATGCCTGAGAATATCCCATCTCAGTCTGTTTAAGCTCGCCATAGCCTTTATCTATAAAAGCCTGAGTGAATGCCCGTCCTCGTTTAATTGACTTGTTATAGACTCCGCCAAGCTCATCTAAGAATTTATTAATCTTTACCGCACTCATTTTGTGCTTTTGGCCGACCTGAGTAGCTGTCATTAGATTGTCACGCTCTACCAGGTTCTCAACGAATGCCACTTTTGGCGCTGCAAGCTCTAATTGTTTAGCTTGATCTGCTGCTAGCTGTAGTGCTTCTGATAGTGTTTGAGGAATGACTGGTGATTGCTTAGCTTCAAGCGCTTGCCAGCGATCAACTACAGCGGCGGTAAATTCAGGCGACAATCTAGCAACCAATACAAGAGAGTCGCGCTTATCTAAATTAAATTCGTCATAGTATTGTCCGTTTTGAGCATTCTTACTCTTTGCAGGTGTCGCGGATTTGGCGATACCCTTTTCTGACAAGTCTATAATTACAGACATTACTTTTGAGTGCTGCTTACCAGTTAGTTTGGCAATCTCTCGACTGCTCATCGTTTTCACATTGCTTTGTATTAGGTTCATTATGAATGCTCCTTAATTAGCTTCTTGCCAAGACTAGCAATCTTGCGTTTTATATTGCCAAGATCTTTTTTTGCATTCATAAGAGGCCCGCGCTTTATTGCAAATGACTTTTTGCAGGCATCACAGCCAGATTCTTCCAATACCTCCTGGTAGAATTCACTCTCCCCATCCTCCCATAAAGCAGAAAGACAAGCTTCTCCCCTATACATTTTGCGACCATTTATCTCTGAGCAACTAACTCTGTCGCATTCCTTAATAAGGGCTGAGCGCTTTAAATTCAGCTTAGAAATATTATTCCGGCACAACTGATACTGGTAGATTAATTCTTCTGACTTATTCATACTTCACCTTGCTTAAAAGTAAATGCTTGATTTGATGATGTGGCAGGGGTTCAAGCTAAACCCTTTTCGCGTTGCATTCACTAGCCACACAGTTATTATACACAAAGCGCCTTGCCTTAATAGACACAAAAGCGCTTAGGGTTATGGTCTTATTTGCTCATAGTATCCGGCATTTTGCATAGCACTGTAAGCATTAATCTCAGCTAGACCACTCCTTTCTCCGCTGCGCAAATAATCCGCCAGAGCGCGCAGGTCTGCTTTCTTTTTCTCACCGTAATAATTCAAGAACGAGTTTGCCTTGGATGAGCACGACAAGCATAGTTTACTCACAAAGATTGTTTTATATGCTTCTTTAATCTCTAGAAGCTCCCAAGGCTGAATGTAGCCAGCCGTCTTGTTAGCTCTGCAATCAACACCACACCTGTCACACTCATAATCACTCATCACTCACTCCCCTTTAGCGCCTTATCTGCTATCTGCCAGACGCTAGAAAACTCAAAGCCGCTAGGTGTAACTGTTTGCTGATGGCTCTTGATTGATAATAGAGCCTCCCGAAGCTCTGTTACTTGTTGGGTTAGCGCTTCATTCTTCATATCAGCATCAACAATGTAGCAATCCCGATCATCTAGCGAGAACTCAAGCTCTTTAATCCGCGACTCCATTGGGCTGTGATTGTTTATTGTTAAGCTATATCCATCTAAGCTGCTTGCGACTTCAGAACGCTTTTCACAGATTGAATTAATGCATTTAAAATACCCATTAATCTCTGGCTTAAACATATCTCCAGCAGTTGATATATCATCAAGAAGAGACCATAAGAACTTTATCTGATCATCCTTAACCGGCTCGGCATATTGGGATTCAATCAACTTAATAAAGTCATCTTTTGATTTATCTTTAATCTCATCAGTCAGTGCGCGATCTGCTAGCTGGTGAGCAAATATAGGGCCACCCATTATCTCTTCGATATATTTATGAAAGCTACTGAATTCACAGCATAAAACGCCAGTGTGTGCTGATATTATTGCTCCAGCTCTTGAGTTCATCACAAACACCTCGCCCTTCTTAATATCTTCATTCTGCATTGTGCTGCTCCTTAGTGCATTGCAATACCTTTTTAACTTTTGTTGATGATCGCTTTGTTGGGTTGAAACTCCCTTGATAAAACCTAGTTCCAGAATGCAAGGTGCTTCCTGGAATGGCATAATCTATAGGTATTAACTGAGGAAAGCACTGCTCACCCAGCTTGTCCTTTATGTGCGACCATGGATTAAAACTAATCCTCTGTAGCTTATTGCATATAATCACATCACAGTATCCAGAAGGCGGAGCTGATATAGCCACGGAAGGTGCAGATATGCACACAGCAAAAGTAATTATTTTTAAATATTTCACAATCTCTCTCCTCTTTAATTTACCTTATAGTATAGCGGCTTATTCCAATAGTAAACCGCTATTTTGATTATTTATCCTTGATAGGCGTATTCTTGCTTAATGTCCTTAACTCGGAAGTATTGCATCTCAGCAATTGTTCTTACCGTACCTTGCGCCCCATCACGGTTCTTTCCGCATATTATTTCCATTATGTCGCGGTCTAATGTGTCGGGATTAAATACAATATCTCTATAGCAGAAAATAACACCATCTGAGTCTCTAAATATTTCCCCTGAGCCAGCAATGTCAGACCTTACAGGGCGTTTATCTTGGCGTGTTTTATAATCGTTGTTGAGTTGGCCAAGAACAATGACAGGAATCCCAATTTCTTTTGCAAACGCTCGAAGGTCTTTTGTTATTGCCCCAAGTGATGGCGCTGGGTTTCTGTGGTCGTATTCAAGTAATTGCAGATAATCTACAACTAAAACAGCCTCACCTTTTTTCTGATAGTGCGGTTGTGACGTTATCCAGTTTCTAGCCCGAACCTTTAGTTGGCTTGAGTTAAGCCCTTGCTCATCATCAATCAACAGGCTTTTATCCTTAAGTTTAGCAAGACCTGCGGTAATCTTAGCTCCATTTTCACCATCGCCCATCTGTAATGCGGGGTCTTTAAAGAATGAGCTTGATATTGATCCTGCTGACTGAAGAAAGCGTTTAGCAACCTGCGCGGCTGACATTTCAGCGGAATTGAAGTATACCGGTACGCCGTTAAATATTTGATTTTCAATAAATGACTGCAAGAGCGTGGTTTTACCCATACCAGACAGCCCGCCAAGGAAATACAAACAGCCAGCCTCAAACGGCATATATTCGTCTAGCTCAGCAAAACCAGTCTTATAAACCTCTCCTCTGCCCTCCATTCTCTCGCTAACCTGCTCTACGACTTCTTTTAAGGCATCATTCAGCGTTGTTTGTGTGTTTCTAATATCAGTGGTGCCAATTAGGTTTAGCGCCTCCCCTAGAGCGTCTAAAATAACCTCTGATTTATCTTTGTTTTGCTGGCTCTCGATAATCATTTGGCCAATAGCTCTGATTTTCCGCTGTCGGCTGGATTCAATTACTGCCTGAGCGTATGCCATAACGCTTTTTGGTGTAACGCAGCAATCAGCCATATCATTGAGGTAAATAACATCCTCATCATCACCTCTAAGCTCATCGCAAACCGTGAAAATGTCAGACTTTTCGCCAACAGTTAGAATGGCCTTAAATATTTTACGGTGATTGCTGCTGGAAAAATCATCTTCGCTTAATACTTCCTGTATCTGGAAAATATAGCTAGGTTCAAGAAGTAAAGCGCCTAATACCTGGCACTCTGGATTGTTAATCATGGACATTATTTAATTCCCTTAGCGGCTTCTGCTAAATCTGCCAAAAACGTGGCTTTCTGTTCTGGTGTAGCTTCGATCTTTTCTAATCGCGGCAATAGTACGTGACTAGGTTCTTTCTGTTCAACCTTGCACCACCGAACAAACTCAGGAACGCTTGGCAAATATTGGCCGCCTTCTGTTCTGGCCTTTCTAAAACCTTCGCGCACTGACTCACCGTTATCTACGCCATTCTCAGCCAATGCTGTTGCCAATTGAACAACGTAACCCATTTTTTGATCATGGCTCATGGTTGCGCCCATGCTCGGCCAGATGCTACCGAATTGATTAAGCATCTCGTTTAATTGAATTTCAGTAATCATTTGATAACCTCACCCATTAATTGATCGAAAGACTTGCCTTGTGAGCTTATTTGAGCAAATCCATTAACAACTGGAGTTTGGCTGGTAAACGCTGGTTTATTGTCTTTAGCCCTAGTTATCCAGCCAGAAGCCGCAGACTGCCATTTCTTCATTTTATTCTTTCCGACCTTCCATCCGTTTGATTCGTAATAATCAAAGAATTTCTTAGCTTCTACCGATGTGCTTTCCTTTGATTCAAAGTAAGCAACTAATTCTTCAGGTGATGGAATTACAAATACTGATCGACCGCTTTTTTTAGCGGGCTTATGCTCTCCCTCTGCTCTGCTCTCCCTCTGCTCTCCCTCTCTCTCTGTTATAGCATTGTTTTGTAAAGACTGTAGCATCTTGCTAGCATCTTGCGAGCAGTCTGTAACCTCTTGATTTAGTTGAAGAAAACCAGACCTTACCAATCCATCTATATCGACATCAGAATTAGCACCAATCTTTCGCTGAATCCATCTAGGATCAGCCTTAATTTTGTTCTCGGTGCGGCTTGCTAGCAGCCAGATACAAAGAAGATGCGCCTTGCTAGCATCGGGCAAGCACTCAAATTCATAGTCTTCTAGCAGCTCGTTATGGAGCTTTATCCATGGTGGGGTTCTATCTTTATAGTGCTGAAGGTCACCCCAGTTAGGGATGCTTAAATATTGACTCATGTTATAATTACCTTGTTGTGTTTTTTAATGCCCTGTTTGCAGCAGGGTTTTAAAATGCCTTTCTCATAACTTCGGCAAATTGTAACTTTTGATCTTTTTCAAGATTGATTTTATCAATGTGCATTTGTAGAACCTTATTGATTAGGTTATTGAGGCTTCGATTGTCGTTTCTTGCTTCAACCTTTAGGCTTTCTATAAGTTGCGGATCAAGTCTCATTGTTGTAGCTTGCATTGGGTAGCTCCTTGTTAATTAGCCTTGCATGGTATCACACGGCAACCGAAGTGCAACCACTTTATCAAATTCAGGCACAAAAAAGCCTCAATAAAGAGGCTAGTTGTAAGTAAGGCTTACTGGTTTGGGTTAGGCATCATTATATCTAGCGTAAGCAGTCCACTCATTAAGAATTCCAGCCTTAACAACTACGACATATCTTAGCCAGTAACGTCCTCTAGTTGACGCGTATCCATCCTTGATAATCCAGCGCTTGACAGGAAGCCATGCAAAAACTAATTTCTGCTTATGTAGCGGGTGCGCCTCAATCATCCCTAACCCTCCTTGATACGGTTTGCGTGGTCTTTCTCTAGCTTTAACTTGTAGAGTTTTAGAAAGCCTTCTGTCTTCTCGCCAAATTCGCGCCCCATAATTGCGGCTAGTCGGTCGATTTCATCTTGAGCAGCCTCAGCCCTTATGTCGGCTAGGGATTGCTCGGCATTAGCTCCAGAGATTGCGGATTGAACATAATTCATCAAGGCTTCAGCAAACTGGTCTGGATTTAGTTTAATCTGCTTTCTGCACTCCATGCGTATTTTTATGGGTAGTGATGCAAGTACCGCTATGCCAGCCCGCAGCTCGTCATTCTGTTTTTGGAGGTCGGTTAAATGCTCCTTTTGAACGTAAACGCCGCTCACGTCATCTTGCTGAGCTTCGCTGGTCGAGTATTGACCGTTATCTTCGCGGTATAGCGTTATTTCTTTCATTATCTAGCCCTCTTTGGTTAGTTGTGTTGCCATTTGCTTGTTGGCTTTTCTTTCTGGCAATTTTTCAAACACAATGAAATATGAGTGAAACTTTCTAGCGTGTTTCTGTATGTGCTTATGGTTGTGCCCTATAAGTCTGTTTTTTGCCAGTAGTATAAACATGTCTTTAGTGTAAAAGCCCGCCGCCTCTGCCAGGGCGATAACTCTTACATGGCTAAACCAATTTCTATCAGAGCTGCAGCTATCCTGGCACTTAAATACATAGATTCCGCCATCTTTAAGAATTCTAAAATGTTCACTTATTGCCTTGTCGTAGAATTCCCAGACGTCCTTCATATATGGAAACCCGTGATACTTTTCACCAATTATACCAGACGGTTTTTTTGTATGGCCTGCAACAAACGGAGGGTCAAAAATAAGAGAATCGAGACTTTCATTATTGACAGGGAGTCTCGTAGCGCAAGATTGAGATACAAAATCAAATCTAGGATGCAAGTCAAACTTCAATTTAGGGGCGGAAAATGAAGATTTATAAAATTTTCCTCTCCCGAAAGTAGGGTCGCAATCAAAGGATTTACCACGCAGAAATAACACGCTAATATTATGGAGTATTTCTATCTCGTCATGATTGATACTTTTAATAATTTCACTCATTATGACCACCCCATAATATATTCAGTCTGACAGTTAAAGCACTCAACTCTGGCTTCTCCCATTCCTTCAAATTCTGTATGTCCACAGCCTTTTATATGGCATTTAAACCTCCAGAATCTACCCTCTCCAGCATCCCCAAAAGGTGTTGGACGGTCGTTGTAAGGCTCGATATTAGAAAACCGCCAGCTAACAACTTTTATCAAAGTTCCTTCAATATCTATCATGCAGTCGCTCACAGTCGCATATCCTCTAAATTATTAATATCTTCATGATACTCATCAGTAACACGCGCTAATTCCTGCTTGTACAGCTCTGTACGGGCTTTAACTGCTAAGTCGATGAACTTGGATTGGTCACGTTCGAACAGGTCGTAGATCGTTCTGCGCGGCGTATTGGTCAGGCTTACCATTTTAGTAACGGTAAGCCCTCCTTTTTTGGTTATTTGGGCTGGGGTCATTTTTAATCCTTTCTGGTAACTTCTAGTAGTTGAAAGCACATGCTTCCTGTATCGGGATTTTTTATTTTGTGCCACTCAGTATCTATTTTGAATAATCTATCTATTCTATTTCCTATATAGGATAAGTCACCGAAAGACAGTGTGTGTGGCTCCTTTAATCGTTCATTAACTTGTTTTAGGTCTAGCGAAGTAAAGTCTATTTTCTTAATAATTAAACGACTCATAATATTTTCTCTTTGTTAGTGATGAGTTAATATTAAACCATATCCGCACAAAGTAAAGCCTTTTTCGTGCAGAAAGTTAAATAAATGAAATTAAATCAGGATTGGGTATAATTGATTCGTTGCTAAGCACTACCTCGCTGGCTGGGGCGCTCTACCCGATCCAGTTAAATGGCTGAATCATTGCTTTTTAGTTATGAGTAGGCTGATTAGAGTAAAAAGCCCCGCAAGCCTCTGATGCAAGCTCAAATTGACGGGGCATTCTTTTACTTATTCTTAATGCAAAGTACGGTGAGTAGGCAGATAACCGCATTAGTACCGGTAAACAGTATCATAGCCAAGGCTAACTGACTCATTAAGCCAGACTGATAAAAGAACACGCCAGCCAATACAGTTAACACGCAGCCAGCCACATAAAGCCCGTAGAACCACTTGTTATTAGGTTGCATACTTTGCATTACATAGCCGCCCACAAACATCAGGCAGCTAAGTACAGATGCTATTAGAAAGAATATAAAGCTTATTGATTGTGGGATCATGATTTACCATCGTTAATTAGGTGTAGTTCAATAGCTTCGTGAGCTTTTACATGGTCAAACTCAACACCTTCAAAAATCTCGGCTATCACTTTCTGGCTCGATCCGTATTCCTTCATTATTGGGCGCTGACCTACTCTATTGCCATCCTTGTCTCTGTACTTGGTACAGGTTCGGCCGCCACGCTTCTTTAGGCCAAGACCATGGCAGGTTAAAATCTTGCTGCAATCTCCCTTGTATTTATTCCATAGGTGTCTAAGCGAAACCATGGTTAGCCCTGAAGCCTTCATCATTTCTAGATCGTTTAATTCGCAACCGTTCATATCAACCCAGTCGCGACTCCTAATCTTTTTACGACGCGGTGTTACGTCCATAATAAGCTCTACTTTCTCAAGTCGAGCAAGGCACATGTCAGCCATTGAAATAACTGGTTTTTGATAGGTGTTTAAGTTGTTAATGTTCATTGTGATAGTTCCATATCCTTGTCGTGCCAGCCAGCTAGCCACCAGTGTTTTAGGCATAGTTCTGAATTGCTAAATGGGTGCAGGTATTTTGACTTGCCAATAACTCTGCTGTTATACCCATTCTTGTATGCTGACTCGCTTGTTTGAGGTTTGGCATTAGCCGACTTATCACCACGCTTGACGCCTAGGGTTTTTAGTCTGGTCTTTATTGCATCTTTTGTTCTGCCAGTTTTCTCAATAGCAAGGTAAATACCTCCGGCTAAATAAGATTCCGTAGCAAGAATTTCGTCGCTGGTCGTCCATGCCTTAGCCATTACTTGTCCTCAAAGTATTTAAGTACTTGTTTTGCTGGGTTGATGGTATAACCAAGCCCAATACCTATCATTTCCATTGTAAATAATGACACGTTTCCGCTTTCAAGTATGGATGTGATTGTTTTGCTTCCTAGTCCACAAGCGGTTTCAAATTGATGCGCATTTTTAAATCCTCTTTTTTTCATTATTAGGCGCATTCCTTTCTTTACTTTCGCCTGATGCTTTTTTCTAAATTCTTTGCTCTTTTGTGCTCTAATCTTGCGCTTTTCAGCTGGGCTTAACGATACTGAACCACCCGCTTCTTCTATTGCTTCCTCTTCTTTGGATGCCTCGTAACCTGGCATGTCGCGCTGCTTGGACTCATTTTCAGAAACGACAAAATCAAGAGCCAGCTCCGCTTCAGATATTTCGTTTTCAATACACTTACTATCAATGGACATAATTTACCCTCTCGTTGGTTTATTCCAGTGATAGTAAGGCAGAATAATAATTAAATCAAATATAAATTAAATTGAATTAATGCTTGATTGGATTGGAATAAGCCGCTAGTATTCAACACAGAAATTAACAAAGAGGGTTAGGAAATGAGTCTAGAAAAGACTGAGTTCAACGCAGATCATCCGGCGTGGCGTTGCGGTGATTTTGCCGATCATGCGTCTGCATTAGTTGAGTATGTAAATAAAGGCTACACGGTTAAATATGACAACCAGCAATTGTGCAGCACTACAGTATTGCTTGAGATGATTGAAGATGACAGTGATCTAGTAAATCGAATTATTACCGGAATGATCATTAAGAACGAAGATGATGCCAAGGCATTTGACGCAAAAACACAAGAGCTAGCAGAAGAAGCAGCTCGTAGTTATAAGGGGCAGTATGATGTCTAACTTAAGATTATGGGATAGCTTCGGGAAGACTGACCCAAAATACACGAAGGCCGCAAACGTAGACGGGAATCGTCAAACGTCATTAAGCGGAAACTATATGGTTAAGTTAGCCACTGAGTCTCTAGGCCCCATAGGTGAAGGCTGGGGATATAAAATCATTGAGGAGAGGTTAGACAATACTAAACCTGTGATGATGAAAGGCGATGGCAACAAACTAGAAATTCTGAAAGATGGTGACTCTATTGTGTGGGAGCAAAACCATACGGTATTGATAGAGTTATGGCATGGATCAAAAGATAATACATTTACTCAGTTTGGGCATACAAAGTTTCGCTACATGAAGTCTGACGGCTCGAAGATGATAATCGACAATGAGTGCGCTAAAAAGTCGCTCACTGATGCAATGAAAAAGTGCCTATCTCTGATTGGTGTTTGCGCTGATGTATTTATGGGTGAATTCGATGATCAAAGCTATCAGCAGGCTGCAAAGTTAGAGAATGATCTTAAGAAGGCAGATGATAAAGACGCTGAGTATGTTAGTAAGACTGAAGAGTTTAATAATTACATTGATGATAAGTGCAAGGCAATGAGTCAGTGTCCTAACTTTCAAGCTATGCAAAGTGTTTACGGTATGGCGGTGCAAAAGATTGACCGAGAAGCTCCGATACTTGGAATTAATCCTGTAGATGCAAAGAAAGGGCTTGATTCCATGTTTCATGAAATGAATAACAAATTTAATGTGGAGAAAGAAAATGCAGCTGTATAAGTTAACCGAGGCGACAAAGGAAGTCTCTAGTCTTCTTGATGAGGGTGTGCCATTTGAGCAGTTGGAAGAAACACTAAAAGACCTTGAATGTGACTTCCAAGAGAAAGCAAAGAATATCCTTTTTGCCATCGCTAATCTTGAGGCGGAATCTGGTATGATTGATTCGGAAATTAAGCGACTTTCAGCGAAGAAAGCAATAAAAGCCAATCAGGTTTCAAGGCTTAGAGAATACCTGTTGTTCAATATGCAGGAAAAAAATACGGAAAAAATTGACAATGGTATTATGGCTGCATCTATTCGCAAGGGCGCACCAACTCTAATTATTAATAATGAAGATTTAATTCCTGTTGAGTTCAAGAATATTAAAACCTCAATTTCAACAGATAAGAAGGGCTTACTAAAGGCACTTAAAGCGCTGAAAGAAGGCGAAACAATTGAAGGCGCTGAGGTTGGTGCCGGTAAAAACACACTAACCATTAAATAAGAGAGAAATAACATGTCACACACAGTATCAGGCTTAATCCGCAAAGCCCCATTCGTTAAAGAAGGGCAAAACAATAACGGTAGCTATACAATGTTTTGCTTCGAGCTTTCAGAGTACAACAAAGGAACACAAGGGCAGGATGATTCTTACACTAACTACGATGTAGCTTTGTTCGCTAAGACACCTGGAGCTATTGATTTTCACACTAAGGCTACCTCGGAGGGTTCGTTTGTTGTTGTTAATTGTGACAAGCTGAAGATTGATAAGCAGCAAGGCAGTAATGGTCAGGAATACATTAAGCTGAAGATGCAGAATGCTAGCATTAGTAATTACAGTAACCCTAATCAGCAGGCAGCACCACAGCAAAACTTTGCACCGCAGCAGTCAGCAGGGTTCCAGCAGCAGCCGCAAACGCCGCCTGGCTTTAATCAGCAGGCGTACAATCAGCAACAACAGCAGCAGAACGCACCACAACAGCAGGCTAATAATCAGGGTTTTCCCCAGCGCCAGGGGTAGGCGCTAATAATATGCCTCACGCGAACGGGTTTGATTCTTTCGAGGATGACGTGCCCTTTAGTAACTACCAGTTAAAAGGTTACTGGATTTAACCAACAAAGCCCCTTATGGGGCTAAACTAAATAGGTGAGATTATGAATAATTGGAATAATGGAAATCCTAAGGAGGCTATTGACATTGCAGTAGTGCTATACATGGATGACTGGGAGTTTGCAAGATTTGACGGTGAGACTTGGCAGATTTACCAGCTGGATATAGATATTTCTCATGATTGGATTGATGCGCAGGAAGAAATTCAACATTGGTGCGAGTTAAGAAGACCTTAGCAACCAGCACGCGCCTCTAATGGGGCGCTATAACCTTTGCAATAAGCCGCAAAGTGGAAGTGAGGCACGAGCTGTAACGTGTCGGATTTAATTGCGTTGTTAGATTTGACGGTAAATGGAGATTAAAATGAAAAATAAAATATTTACGGTACACGCTTACCGCTGGGGAGATAGAGAATTACACAGTTATAGTGTTGGGGTATTTAGAAAGAAAGCTAAGGCACTAAAAGAAGCAGAAGATCACAAAACGCACAGAGGAGGTAAGTACGAATGCGAGGTTATTATGTGGGACATAGACGACCCAAGCACACAAAGAACAGTGTTAGACCTACCTAAAATTAACACACTAAAACAAAATGGTCAGAAGTAAGTCAATCTAACAAAGCTATTAGCGGGCTATGTCCCGATGAATAAAGTGTTATTAATTAAGAGTGATTATTATGAA